GAAATGACAGATGCCCTAATAATTAAATTTAATGAGCTTACTTTGACCGACGCCGATACCCAGTCCAAAATTGATGAAAGATATTTGAGGATGCAGGTTGTTACCCCTAATGAGGTAAGAATTAGAATGGGTATGGTCCCACTTGACGGCGGAGATAAAGTCGTTGAATTAAAACCACAGCAACAGGCAGAGGCAAGAGCACAGGCAGGAAAAACCAGAACTAGAGATTCTGAAAGGTCTGCAAATTCCCCAGATATTTCTGGAGAAGGCCGAAATGCTCAGGGCGACGGAAGACAAGTCGACTAACCCTACTCAACTGATTATTTGCCTTATATACAATAACGTTATAAAATTAAGCATATGAACATTGAGAAATCACTTTGGTCTTCGCATGGCGATAACATCACGTTATCCGTGCCATTCACTAAAGTTAACCGTGAAAAACGCACAGTCTCAGGATTTGCAACACTTGATAATGTTGATCAGACTGGTGATGTAGTCACCTCTGAAGCAAGCATTAAGGCATTCGAAAATTTCCGTGGAAATCTTCGTGAAATGCATCAGCCAGTTGCAGTAGGTAAGATTGTTTCTTTTAAACCAGAAACTTATTACGATCCAGCATCAAAGGAATTCTATAACGGAGTTTATGTAGATGCATACATCTCAAAGGGCGCACAAGATACATGGGAAAAAGTTTTAGACGGAACCCTCGCAGGTTTCTCTATCGGCGGAAAGATTATTGAATCAGATAACGAAGTTAATAAGTCAACAGGTAAGACTGTAAGGTTTATTAAAGACTATGCTCTAATGGAGTTGTCAATTGTAGATTCGCCAGCAAACGAACTATGTAACATATTGTCAATCTCTAAGATGAACGGTCAGCTAGTATTTAAAGGAATGGCAGCAGATATCGTAACAGAAAATATTTTTTATTGTAACGAATCTGATTCAGTATTCATTTCCACAGAGTCATCATATGATTCCCCAGTTACAGGTAAGCCTGCAACATTGATCGGATGGGTAGAATCAAACGATGTTAACAAAGCAAAAGAAATAGATAAGATTCTTGATTTACATAAAAAGTCAAGATTGTCGACGCCTGAAACACAAATTGCAAAACAGGCAGACATAGAAGGAGGTAAAGAAGTGTCAGATAATACAGAAAACGTAGTTGCAGAAGATGCAGTAGCACCAGAAGCAACCGTAGAAGACACAGCAGTAGATGCTCCCGTAGAGGAAGCACCAGCTGTTGAAGAAGCTCCTGCAGATGCAGTAGCAGACGCTTCTGCCGAATCTCTAGAAAAAGCAGCCGACGTATCAGAAGTTATGGTTGATGAACCTGATTTTGCAAAGATGCTTGGCGATCTTAAAGGCTTTTTCTCAGAAACACTAAATAAGGCTTCAGAAGCAAATGCTGCTCAAGTTTCACTTATCAAAGATACAGTTGAAACATTCAGCAAGAGCGTTGATGGTCGTATTTCAGAATTGGCAGAACAACATACAGCACTTTCAAAGGCTGTAGAAGATATCAAGAACACGATTGATGGCGTAGAGAAGCGTGTCGATGCAGTAGAATCAGAGACTGCAATTAAGAAGTCCTCAGACCTTGGCGGGTCTCAGGAAGTAACAATCAAAAAATCAAAGTGGAACGGTTCTTTCCTCGGTTCCGTAACAGAATTAATTAAATAAGGTAGGTGAAATATAATATGAGTAACGAAACATTACAAAAGGCAATCGAAGCAGGCACAACTGCTACAGGTACCTTTGCTTCTACCACAGGTGGAGCAGGAGTTCACGTAGCTAGCGAAGCTGGCAACGGTGGTCTTCTAAATGCAGAACAATCAGCCCGCTTTTTAGATTATATGTTCGACGCAACCGTAATTGGAAAAGTCGCCCGTACAGTCAGAATGAGAAGCGATACATCAGAGATTGATCGTATGTCCGTTGGTGAGAAGCTTATGTCTCTCGCAACAGAAGGAGATGCAACTGGTGCAAACGCAGCAGTTACTTTCTCAAAGATCTCTCTTACAACAAAGAAGCTTCGTTTGAATTGGGAGCTTTCAACTGAGTCTCTAGAAGACAATATTGAAGGTCCAGATCTAGAAGATCACATTGCTCGCTTGATGGCAACACAAGCAGGTAACGACATTGAAGATGTAGTCCTTAACGGAGATACATCACTAACAGGCGATGCCCTGTACAAGTCATTTGATGGTATTGTAAAGAAGGCAAAGGCTAGCGGTCACGTTGTAGCAGGTGCAGGCGCAGGAGTATCTCGTGAGCTTTTCAATAAGGCTCTAAAGGCACTTCCACGTAAGTACAAGCAACGCCGTGGTGATCTACGCTTCTTGGTAGGTTCAAACCTAATCCAGGACTTCCTATATGCTAACAGCATTGGAACAAACCAGACAATCCCACAAGATATCGCATCAGGCGTTATCCGTGGAGCAACTCCAGGACTTGGTGGTCCAGCAGGATACGTAGCACCATTCGCATTTGGTATTCCAATTGTTGAAGTTCCTATGCTAAAAGAAGCACAGGATGGTACATATTCAGGCCAGACTGGCGATCACGGAGATATCCACTTGACATTCCCAAATAACGTAGTTATTGGTATCAAGCGTGATGTAACTGTTTATCGTTTCTTCCAGCCACGTAAGGACTCAATCGAGTACACAATGTATACTCGTGTTGGCGTTCAAATCGAGCAGGCAGACGCATGGGTAGTTGTTAAAGACGTTAAGGTCGCTTCCTAATAAATAGGATTTAGATCTGCTAAAAGCCCCCTAAATTAATTTTTGGGGGGCTTTTCATTTTAATTTAGTAATGCTATAATTGTTTAGAGTAGAAATAGGAGATATATATGTCATTTGAGACATTAAAAGTATCTGAAGTAAAAAAGATTGCAGAAGACTTTGCAGTTGATACAGATGGTCTAAAAAGTAAGGCCGATATTATTGCCGCCCTCGCAGAAGAAGGCGTAACTTGGTCTGTATATAACAAGACCTTGGATAAGATGGAAGAAGAAGATATGTCAGTAGAAATCTTGCCTAAGTTTGATCCAAAGGCGGAACAGCCAGAAAACACAGTATTAGTAAGAATGACTAGAGATAACTTTAGGTATGATATTATGGGATTTACGTTCACAAAAGAGCACCCATTTATTGCAGTTAGTAGTGAGACAGCGCAAGCAATTTTTGATAAGGAGGAGGGCTTTAGATTAGCAACTCCAAGGGAAGTCCAGGAGTATTACAACTAGTCTAGCCTTTTAAATGGCAGAGATATTAGTAGGTTCACAATCTCCAGTAACGCATAAGGTGTTCTGGAATGGAGACGTTGCAAGCGCAACCTCTGCACCAATTGTCAAAATTTATGATGTGACAAATGATCCAGCAGTAAGTCCTGCCGTTCTTCCAACCACACTTTTGACAACTATTACTTCAACGCTGGATGAAAATAATCCAGGAACATATACCGTTAATGTGCCCTATGCCTATACAGATAGAAATAGAACATTGAGATTAAAGTGGGAATATACCGTTGATGGAACATCTGTTGTTAAAACAGAAGATGTGTTTGTTATAACCCCTTATGTTGATTTTAACCATATTCAAGATATGGGATTTGCATCAGATTCATCTGACCCAGGATATAAATCATATTCAGATTTAATTAAAGCAGAAAAATATGCTCGTAAACAAATTGAAGGTTATACAGGACAGTACTTTTATCTATATGATGACGTGTATGTTGTATACGGATATGAGTCAGATACTCTACCACTTCCCGCCAAGATCAACTCTTTGCAAAAGCTATTTGTAAAAGATATTTTACTTATAGATAATTTGTCTAACCCAGCAGTCAACAACTGGGGATTAGCAGTAAATATATCTGAAACAAAATTTGGTCTTAGAGTTGACAGGTCTAGCACACTAGACAACGCTGTCTATATCGCAAACGGAATGGTGCCTCCAAGCATTCATGATTACTCTGGAATATTCCAGTCTGGTATTCCTTATAAAGTTCAAGCAAGATTTGGATGGGACTCTGTTCCTGAGAATGTAGAACAAGCGGCAGCAGAATTAATGAAAGACTACTTCTCTAAGGATACAATGTGGAGAAACAAATACGTAAAGAACATATCTACATTTGACTGGGACTTTGAATATACAGGAAATGCCTACACTGGAACAGGTAATGCATATGCAGACAACCTATTAGCAGATTACGTCTTAACAGCTAAAGCAGAGATTATATAATGAATAGCATCGTAGACTCTGTCTTGTCTATGAACTTGGATGTATATAGACAGTCTGAGATTCAAGATCCTGATACAGGCGCAATAGTTAGAGAATGGAATTTTTATAAGACCGTTCCCTGCCACGTTAAAGGAGTTATTAGTAACTCTGCTACTACCCGCTCTAGCGATAAACAGATATTTTCAAATAAGTATTTAAACGATCAAGTTGTTCAAGTTAGAACATCAGAAAAGTTAACTGCTAGAGAAAAAGTTACAAACATCAGAGACTCCGAAGGTAACACTATTTGGAATGAAATTAACTACCCAAATGAAACCCCTACAGTATTTGAAGTCATGGGAACAACTCCAGTCACAGACCCATTTGGCCGTGTGATTGCATACAACTCATCTATGAAGAGATCGGAGAACCAGCAAATTGGACAATAGCGGACTACTGGTTCAAGCAGCAAGCGGACTCGAAAGAATGATGTACGCAAATCAAAGCGGACCTTTAAAAGATAGCACAGTAGCTCAGATATCAGCATTTGTATATTATGAGGCAGCAGTAATATCTAAACTTACAACCAATGCTCAATTTAGGGCATTGTTCACAAAAACTATCTTTGATCAGATAAACACAGATTTTGGAAATTATGTAGATGCATTAGCAAGGTCAAAACCAAAGTCGTTGCATCATGTGTATGAATGGAAGAAGTCTGGAAATAAAACTGCAAGGCTTTTTAAGTTAAATAAAATTTCAGAAGACGGATTATCGTTTAGACTAAATTATGAATTTATACCTTCAAGATCTATGGTGCCTTCTTCAGGTGGAAGACGTAGACACATGTTTGCAAATAAAGCTTCTGTGATGGAGGCTGGTAAGCCTTTAGTTATTAGGCCTAAAAATGCAGAACGTTTAGTTTTTGAAATTGATGGAGAAACTGTTTTTATGCCAAAAGGTAAATCTGTAACGGTTAGACGGCCTGGAGGATCAGGCGCTACAAATCAATTTACTCTGGCACACTCAAGATTTTTTAGTGGAAGACTAGTAAATGAATCAATTAAGAAGTCTGGCTTTCAGAGAATATTTAACTCAAGTATTACAAAAGCACTTAGAGTTCCTTCTAATATCAAGAAAGTTCAATATTCCTTTTCTCCAAATCTTATTAGGTCTCAAGCAGATGCCGCATTAGTAGCATCATTTGGAGGTGCAATGTGACGGCTAATTATAAATTAGATGCAATGCTAGAGCTTCGCAAGTATCTATGGAAAGAACTATATACCCGTAATATATTTGACGAAGAAGAGTATTGGTCAGACAATCTAAATGAGAACATTGTCCCAATTATCCCAGTTCAACAAGCGGCGGAAATGAATCAATTCTTAAGCGGCAAGAAGCATATAGTCTATGACAAGATAGGAATGTCATACGAGGACAACTGGTTAATATGCTGTGAGCAAATCCTGTTTACCCTATATTCAACATCGGTGGCGGATATAAATGAGATTCGAAACTATATGACTGATGAATTCAGAAGGATGGATGAGTCTGCCAGAGACATAAACAAATGGTCAGATCTGTCAGATAAATTTAAATTCCATAGCATATGGATAGCAGATATCTCTCCAACCGCCCCGTCAGAAGAACTTCAAGGATTCTTTTCAGCAGAGGTTATACTAGAAATCAAGTATTCTCGAATTACAGACGATACGGGCAGGTTCCTCTGAGGGTTTGCCTTTTTACCTATTATGGAATAAACTTATCCTAAGAGGAAAGAAGCCTAGCCAGCTTCGATTTAAGATTTTAAAATATATATATATTAAAATATAGGAGGTAACAAAACTATGGCACAATCCGTAGGTAATGCTAAAAATATTCTCGTTGGTGCATCTCCGTTGTTCTTGTCATCTATTGACGTAAACGACGCAGATTACATCGCAAACGCAGAAGCAGGCGTAGCAATTGCATCAGGCTCAGGAACAGTAGGAGTCCCAGCATTTGCATCAGGCGTATCATATACAACTACGCTAAATAACGTAAACCAAACAGCAGGACTATTTGGATACCGTAACGTTGGTTTTACTAACAATGGTCTTCAAATTACATACAACCCAACATATGATTCAGTAACTGTAGATCAGTTGCTTGATACAGCTAAGTTGTTCAAGTCTGCGATGGAAGTTATGATCGCAACAGAAATGTCAGAAGGTACTCTCGAGAACATCGCAGCAGTATTCGGACAGGCAGCATCGACTCTTTCAGACAACGGTTTGACTGGAGCACAAAATAAGAAGGAACTCGGTCTAGAGGCAGGTGCACTTGGTGCAGCTCCAACAGAGCGTCAGTTAATTGCAGTTGGACAGGCTCCAACAGCAACCTCAACAACATCTGAGCGTGTATATTATGCACGTCGTGTATTGTCAGTACAACAGTCACAATTCTCACTTGCTCGTACAACTCCAACCACATTCCCAGTAACATTCCGTCTTCTACCAGACGCCAGCTATGCAGGCTCTGAATACGGTAAGATTATTGACCGTGTCTTGGTAGCATAATAGATTTAATTTATTAGCTATTCAGTAAAACCCCCAATTTATTGGGGGTTTTACGTTTGTATTAGTATATTCTTTTTAGTATAATGATTATGAATAGATCCTAGGAGGACCTAAATTGGCAACAACAGTATATGACGTAGAAGAGGTACAGCTACAAAACGGGCAGACCGTAAAGCTTAAGCCACTTTCAATTAAAGAACTTCGTAAGTTCATGATCGCAATTAAGAAAACTGGGGAGTCTCAGACAGAGGATGAAACACTAAACATCCTTATTGACGCTTGTGCAATTGCACTAGAAAAACAGCTACCAGAATTAGTAGCAGACAGAGAAGCATTTGAAGATGCAATCGATGTTCCAACAATGAATCGCATACTTGAAGTTTGCGGAGGAATTAAACTTGACGACCCAAACCTTCTAGCGGCAGCGGTTCTGGCTGGGCAGAACTAGATTTAGCCGCTTTAGAAGGAGAACTTTTTCTTTTAGGACATTGGAAGAATTACGATGAACTTGAAGAAAACTTATCAATGCCAGAGCTTATAAATACTTTCCAGGCTTTAAAGAAAAAGGAACACGGAGATAGAAAGTTCGTTGCATCTTTAAAGGGAGTAGATATAGGGGAGTTTGAAGAAAACAGTAACAAGGGTTCTAGTTTTGAAGAGATAGAGTTGAGAGCAGCAGGAATACATGCTAATCCCAACGATGTTGTTTCACTGCAAGGAAGATTCGCAGCTCAGGCTGGATTCGGAATTGGAGAAGGACTAGGATACATTAAGGAGTAACCTGAATACAAATGGCTGACGAAACAATCAGTACACGAATAGTCGCTAATGCCGACTTCTCAGCTCTTATTGCCGATGTGCATAGGGTTACTGCAAGCCTATCGAAATTACAGCAAGAATTAGCTAGCTCAAATAAGATGCTGGCAAATCAAATTGCCGTAATGAATCGTTCGTTTTCTGATACCCTTAGAAGCACTGGTCAATACTCCACACACTTTGTAAGCCTTCAATCAGATGTTGAAAAGTTTGGTAAAAATCTTGACGGTGGAAAATTAAAGTTAAATCAATACTTTAATACATTTAGAGATCAAGCAAGAACATCTGGCGGACTTATAAGAGATTTAGCAAAACAGCAAGTAGCCTTACAGAACGCAGTGTTACAACCGCTAGGCAGAAACGCACAAGGACTTATGCAGTTCAATGTGCATGTTCCAAGAGGGCTAGATGAAGTAAAAAATAAAACCGCCATAGCAAGACAAGAGCTTCAAATCATGAATAAGGTAATCCAGGATGGCGCTGGACAACTTATTAACTGGGGTAAGAATACTCAGTGGGCAGGTCGTCAGTTAACAGTTGGTTTAACAGTACCACTCGTAGCATTTGGAGCACAGGCTGCTAAAGCATTTAGAGAAGCAGATCAGGAATTAGTTCGTTTAACTAAGGTGTATGGAGATGTTGCAGGAACATCAGCGGCAGAACTGGGTAAAGTTAGAGACGATGTAGCGAAAACAGCAAAAGAAATATCTTCAGCTATGGGTGTTTCATTTAAAGAAACAATCGGCCTCGCAGCGGATATTGCAGCAACTGGTAAAACTGGAGACGAGTTACTGGGTTCAATTAAAGAAACAACCAGACTTGCGGTTCTCGGTGAAGTAGATAGACAAGAAGCCATGAAGGCCACCCTTGCAATTCAATCAGCATTTAAGCAAAATACAGATGAACTTTCAGAATCAATTAACTTTCTTAACGCAGTTGAAAACCAAACCTCAACAACTCTTAACGATTTAGTAGAAGCAATTCCAAAGGCTGGTCCAGTAATTAAGGGACTTGGCGGAAGCGTACAAGATCTTGCCTTATACCTAACTGCTATGCGTGAAGGTGGTATTAATGCATCTGAAGGAGCAAACGCTTTAAAGTCAGCACTCGCATCTTTAATTAACCCAACAGATGTTGCAGTAGGTAAATTTCAAACTTTAGGAATAGACCTTTTAGGAATTGTAAATAATAACGCTGGAGATTTAACTGGAACATTAATGACGCTACAAGCAGCGTTAGATAATTTAGACCCACTTCAAAAACAACAGGCAATTGAGCAGTTGTTTGGTAAGTTCCAGTTTGCTAGACTAAATGCTTTGTTTGAGAATCTAGGAAGACAAGGAAGCCAGACCCTACAAGTACTTGATCTAATGAAGGCATCTTCAGAAGATTTGGCGGCAGTAGCTGGTCGAGAATTATCAGCAGTAACAGAATCAGCATCTGGTAAATATCGTAGAGCGATAGAAAGTTTAAGGGCATCTTTGGCTGAGGTCGGAGAACAATTCTTAACAATTAACACTGTGCTTATTCAAGTAATTGATAAAGTTGTTCAATTTGCAAATAATTTACCAGGCCCCGTAAAACAAGTACTAGCATTGGCAGGCGGATTTACAGCAGTAATTGGTCCAGTAATTATGTTAACTGGTGTTCTTGCAAACTTCTTTGGATATATATTAAAGGGTGTATTTCATCTAAAATCTTTCTTTAAGGGTAATGAAGGATGGAAGTACTTAACTCCAGAGATGCTTGCTGCAGAAAAAGCAGGTAAGCTAGTTGAACAATCATTTTACAGCGATGCTAAAGCAGCAGCAGTATTAAAACAAGCACTAGGAAACTTAATTGATGAATTTTCAATACTAGAAGCAAAAGCCAAATCTGGTGCTATGAGTGTTAATCCAGCAGTATCAACAATGGCTGGAAACCTTGTTATGGCGGCAGGTGGTTCAAGAGTAGTAGATCCAAATAATCCATTAGCAGGAACAATGGGAACACGAGCAAGTTCTCATATGGTTCCAAGATCTGGAATGACAGAAGCGCAAAGACTACAGCAGACTATGTTTGGTATGGTTCCAGGATCAATTCCAGTAAATCAAA